GAAAGACTATGGAAACCAGAGCTTGATAAATCTGGTAATGGTTATGCAGTTCTTAGATTTTTACCATCTTGTGAGGGTGAAGATTTGCCTTGGGCAAAACTATGGAGTCACGCTTTTCAAGGGCCGACTGGTCAATGGTATATAGAGAACTCTAGAACCACAATTGGTAGTGGTGATATTGGTAAAGACCCTGTATCAGAACATAACACAGCATTGTGGAATACTGGCATTGAATCAGATAAGGAAATTGCAAGGAAACAGAAACGTAAGTTGCAGTATTACTCAAACGTATATGTAGTGAGTGATGCGAAACATCCAGAAAACGAAGGCAAAGTTTTTCTATTCCGTTATGGTAAGAAAATCTTTGACAAGATTATGGAATCTATGCAGCCTGCTTTTCCTGATGATGTTGCAGTTAACCCTTTCGACTTTTGGGAAGGTGCTAACTTCAAGTTAAAAATCCGTAAGGTAGACGGCTACTGGAACTATGATAAGTCAGAGTTCGATAGTCCAACTGCAATCTTTAAAGAAGAAAGTGCCATAGAAAGTACTTGGAAGAAACAGTATCCTCTAGATGAGTTTACTAATTCAAATGCTTTCAAATCATATGACGAATTGAAAACACGATTAGATATAGTTCTGTCTGGAAAGACAACTGTAGGTAATGTAACAGATACATTAGAAGATGCACCTGTTGCTGCACCAATCGTAGATACAAAGGAAGTATCTGCACCAATCGTGGAAACTCAAGTAGAAGAGTCAGATGATTCAATGGACTACTTTAATAAATTAGCTAACGCCTAGTTTATGAAAACACGGTGGGCAAACCTTTAAATCTTCACGACTAGTCCCTGTTGATTTATAAAATGCTAATGCACCCCAAGAGCTCTTAGGGGTGCATTTTTTTTATATAGCCCAATTTGATTGTCTTTGGAAATAAACGTCTGGTTCTACTACATTTTTAGAAACAACTTGCGTATTTGATGCATTATTTGTTATTGTAGTTGGTGATACATTAACATTATTGGAAGATTCTTTTTGAGAATCTGTAGAAGTATTTAGATTCATTATACCACTACCACCACTATTTGGTGTTGCCTTAGGTAAATTACGCAATGATTTAACTTCAGGAGAATTTTTATCAAATTGCACACCATTTATTGTTATTTTTTGGTTTTCCCCAGTTCCATCTTCATCAAAATCAAGCCCTGACAAATCTGTATCTTGTCCTCCTCCACTTATCTGTGTAGATGATGTAACTACATCACTTACAAGTGAATCTTGAGGAGTTACAGTAGCCACATTGGTATCGCCACTATCTTCTTTCTTACCAAAACCAAAAAAGCTTTTAACTCCACTTAATGCTTTACCAGCTGATTTAATACCTTTAACACCTTTACCAAATGCACCACTAAACGGTAAATCAAGCATATATTCTGCTATACCAGTTCCAAGAATATCACCACCAAATGAACCTATAAGAGCACCGAGTAGACCACCAACACCAGTTCCTACGCCTGGAAATATTATACTACCAAGTGCAGCTCCAGCACTAGCTCCTATACCAGTAGCAGCAATACCACCAAATAAACCAGCAATATCTGGCACCATTGCCCTTGATGCTTTACCACTCAACAATATACTTGCAAGTAATCCACCTGTTATTATTTTACCAAGAAATGGAACATTTTTTCCTATTTTTAATAATTTTTTAAGGCCTTTAAATTTGCCAGCAGTTTTACCAGCAGTCTTAGCCACATTACCAGCACTAGTTACTTTAGGTACTTTAGGTAATTTAGGTATTTTAGGTGTTTTTGTAGTTAACGCAGCAAAACCTTTACTTGCTACTTTTGTTGCACCTTTAAAAGTCTTACCCAGAAGAGTTGCAATTGGTTTTGCTACATTTTTTACTGTTTTAACAATAGGTGCAGCAAGCTTTTTTGCTGCTTCTGCAAGTTTACCAATTCTATCTCTTATTCCAGTAAACATACCACCTACAGCATTAGAAACATTTTTAACAAATTTTGGTGCTAAACTTCCAATAGACTTTGCAAGATTTGTAAATCTACCTGCAACCTTACTAAAAAGACCTTTTGTTGTTTGTACTGTTTTTTGCCAAAATGATGCTTTCTGAGGCCCAAAGGCAGTAGCACCACCACCTAAACCAAGTAATCTTCCTAATCCTTTAAAAGCAGCAATGAATGGTTTTGCAATCAACCACTTACCAGCTTTATACAATCCTTTGAATATTAATGTAGGTAATAACAATGCAGAGACGCCTGGAATTAGTAAAGATAAAGCAAGAAAACCTGCACCAAGACCTAGAATAGCAGGGCCTATACAATCAATATTTTCAAACATTTGTTTAAAACCACCTATAATATCAATCTCACCCTTTTCATTTACGAAACCGCCGAATAAAGCTTTTATTGCTTTAAAACTATTTGAAATACTTGTGAAAATAAAACTCAAAATATCGCCTGCGACAATTAAAGCCTTTTCTAAATTTGGAATTAAGTCTTTTTTCCATTTTGCCCATGTTTCACTTTTTAAGAATGTTGTTACTGCTAATAAAGCTGCACCCATAAGACCAAATTTAAGGAAACTTTTAAAAGTTGACCCTACTGCTTTAAGACCCATCACATCTGTAAGGGTGCTAATACCACCCATAAGACCTTTAAATCCTCTTTGTAATGGGCCTGTAACAGCATCTTTTAGAGCTTCTTTTTCTTCCT